CCAAGATAGTCAATCCATTTAAATTCATACGGAACCCATACCGAAGTATCAATCAGGCATGTAGATTGTGGCGGAAATATGGGACTCCAAATATCAGGTAAATTAATTGATAAGTAACAATCCATTAATAAATCGGCATATCTTGGTATTTTAAATACAAATTGTGATGATTCATTTAATTGTAACGTTTTGGAACCTTCGAAATCAACTCTAAATTTTTGCATACCAAAATTCGTATATTTTGAATATGAACATTTGAAAAAAGTTTTACTTGGATTTCCATTTAATATAATATTTTGCTGTCCCTCACTAACAAGATTTAATAATCCTCCGGGCATTTAATTTATATTATAGATATAATATTATTTAACTTTTTTTATTATTAAATAGTATTATAATAAATATGTCAACGCAACAATTATTAAATCTTAAGGAAAATACAATATCAGTATTTATTTTTTTTATTATAATTATTACAATTATTTTAGCTATATGTTATTATTTATATAAAAAAAGCCTATATTCAAGTGAATGTAAATTTATGACTAATATTTATGGGACATTAAATAATAAAATTAAACCTATTGACGCAAAATATAAGACATTCAACCATAACCTATTGGATTATTATATCAAAACCGCATATAATTGTTGTAGTGGAGGTAATTATAAAAACGATTTTGTAAACACGTGTAATTTAATTAATGTATTAAAACAAGGATGTAGAGGTCTTGATTTTGAAATATATTCTATTGATGATACCCCAGTAGTCGCGACATCCACTTCGAATAATTATTATGTAAAAGAAACATATAATTATGTTAATTTTTCAGAGGTTATGAGTATATTATCAAATTATGCGTTTTCTCAAAGCACGTCTCCAAATTATACAGACCCAATTATTATACATTTACGAATATTCAGTAATAATCAAAAAATGTTTAATAAATTATCTCACATATTTGAGACATATAATAATTTATTGCTTGGAAAAAAATATAGTTATGAAAACCAAGGTAAAAATATAGGAAACGTTCCTATATTAGATTTAAAGGGTAAAATCGTGATTATTGTTGACAAGTCGAACACATCTTTTTTGGATAATAAGGCATTTTTAGAATATGTTAACATTACAAGCAATTCCATTTTTATGCGCGCATTACATTATTATGACATAAAAAACACACCAGATATTACCGAATTACAAAATTACAATAAACAAAATATGACAATTGCGATGCCGGACGTTGGGTCAAATCCACAAAACCCAAGCGGTATTGTTGTTAGGGAAACCGGTTGTCAACTAATAGCTATGAGATATCAATATATAGACCAATATATTGAAGAAAATACGACATTTTTCAACGAAAGCGGATTTGGATTCGTATTAAAACCTGATAGATTAAGATATATTCCGGTTATATTACCAGACCCAACACCCCAAAAACCTGAATTATCATATGAAACAAGAACCATATCTTCAAATTATTATAATTTTAATATCTAATAATTATATATTATGAAACCGCAAATATGCGATAAGAATCTTAGTTTTAGTGAATGTGAATTATTAATACTGAGATTACAAATAGACGAAAGTGACAAGAAACAAAAGAAAAAAATGCGAAAAGAAAATAGTGACGAAATAAATGGGATGTTTTTAATTATAGAAGATTTTTTAAAAAGAAAAAAAAATGTCTGCTATGGAGGAATCGCAATAAATGCGTTATTACCAGAAAATGACAAGATTTATAGTTCCGATGAATTACCGGATTATGATTTTTTTTCTTCGGATGCTTTAAGCGACGCAAAGGAACTTGCCGATCTTTATATTAATGAAGGTTATAAATTTGTTGAAGCTAAATCAGGACAACATCACGGAACATTTAAGGTATTTGTAAATTTCCAACCGATGGCCGATATTACACAGGTTCCAAAGGGGTTATTTAATGTTATTAAAAAAAAATCTGTTAATGTAGATGGAATATTATACACCGACGCAAACTTTTTACGTATGTCGATGTATCTTGAATTATCAAGACCAGAGGGAGATACAAGCCGATGGGAAAAGGTATTTAAAAGGCTTAGACTTATAAATAAATATTATCCTATTCCAAATAGTAATTGCAATAAAATTAACTTTCAGGAAAAAATAGAAGACCCAACTAAAGAAGATGAAATTTACGAAATTGTTAAAAATACTTTAATTGATAATGATGTTGTTTTCTTTGGAGGGTTTGCGATTGAACAATACGCAAAATATATGCCTAAAAACATAAAGAAACAGGTTAATAAGATTGCCGACTTCGATGTTCTATCAATAGACCCATTGAAAACAGCCAATATAGTTAAAAAAGAATTAAACCATCATGGAATAAAAAACGTAACCATTACAAAAAAATCTGTTATTGGGGAAATTATACCTTTAAATTATGAAATAAAAGTCGGTAATGATACAATCGCGTTTATTTATGAACCTTTAGGATGTCACAGTTATAACGTTATACATTCTAATTCTAAACAAATCAAAATAGCAACAATCGACACTATGTTAAGTTTTTATTTAGCATTTACATACACTACTAAAACTTATTATGATATTAAGCGTATATTATGTATGTCTAACTTTTTATTTGAGGTTCAAAAGCACAACCGTTTAGAACAAAAAGGAGTATTAACTCGTTTTAGTATAGATTGTTACGGTTCACAACCTAAATTAGAAGACTTAAGGCGCGAAAAAGCTGATAAATTTATTGAATTAAAGGATAAAAAGGGAACGAGAGAATATGAAGAGTGGTTTTTAAAGTATCCGAGTGATGATAAAACAAAACAGAACGAGAGTAAGAAAAAAACACAGTCCTTCACCAAATCAACACGTCGTAAATCTAAAAAATCTAAAACTCTAAAAAATAAGGGTTTTTTTTGGTAAATTAAATTATAATCATTTTATATTAAAAATGAGTATAATTCTAAAAAAGTATTTACCCGGGATATCTTTTTCTGTAATGTTAAATTTATATTCTCAACATGTAACTAATAAAAAAATTAAAAAAATGAATGACAAATATGATGCACTATTTAACCGTGACAACCCATAATCTTAAATATTTTTTAAAATATTATTATAAATTTCAGTTCTATTGCTGTTTTTCCATTTATCAACAACCCAATTAACATATGAGTGATTTGAAGTTGTTCCGTAGTAATTATGAATTGTATCTTGATAGTCTCCTACATTTAAATTAAACAATTCTGGTGTTTCGTCGATTATAAAAGAATAATAACTTTCTTCTCCATGTCCAAATCCTTTTGATGAAATTTCAATCACCTTGTTTATTAATCTTGGCAAAACCTGTTTGCCTATTTCAATTTCAGTTGTGAAAAAACATCCACAAACAATCCACCTATATTCACTATAAAAATATTCTAAATTGCTATACCAATCAGGGGTCCAATGATTTAGAACTTGAATCGTATATTTATCTTTAGGGTTATTACAAATATGTAATATTTTATCGTAAATATCAATACTAAAATAATTAGTTGAGTTATTCATTACTTTATCCAAAAGATTTACATCAATCCAACCAAAATGAGTTGTATTAAATTTATTTTCTTCGATACAATCCAGCATAAATTTAAATTTATTAGAAGTAACAACATTCGTGCGTTTGGTTGTATGTGAATTTAAATCCTCAACCATATTCACGTTTGAAACGTATTTATAAAAAAATAATTCTTCAACTGTTGTAATTTTAACTTGAGTAATGTGGTCTAACTTAAAGAGCTTTCTTATTGTAAAAAAAATATCTGCATATTCTTGTTCGCAATAAATAATTAAGGGGCACTCTATAGTAATAGTTCTTAGCGATTTTTTAAGGTAATTATTAATAAAAAATTTGTTTTGGTTACAATTAAGAATACAAGTTACAAATGTAGTTTTATAAGTATTTGACATCGTTATATAAATATTTAATAAATAAATTCAGTTATTTTACCGTAAAATAAACGGTTATTTTACTTAGAATGTAATATAATAAACTGAAAAGAATACTTGTAAATAAATAACCATTAATATTTAAGTTTCCGTCTTTTAAAAACAAGATTGGTAAATATCGAAACAAATATGTTCTAAAAATAGGCAATTGAAATAAAAAATATAAAACTGCTAATAAAATAGGAATTTGAAGTTCGTTATACATTTCATCTAAAGTATCATTCTTCTCTTTTGAGGTGATGGGTTGTGAAGTATCATAATTTGAGATGTAGTCTTCTTGATTTTTATTTTGTGGAATATAATTTGCTTGTATTTGTTCATCTTGGGTAAACATCTCTGTATTTTGCGGTATATCTCTTGATGGAAGTTGCGTTGCTCCTGTTGAGGTTGCTTGTTGGAGTCCGTTCATTAATTGGTTAATTGTTGTTTGGTCTAAATTATCGGGTAGTTTATTTGATTCAGTTATATTTAAATTTATATTATTTTTTTGTTGTCCACCAACCCCACAAATTGGGTCAGTCGGTAAATCTAAAATATTTGTGGTATCACTCATAAATATTATAAATATTGATAGAATTGTGTTATTTACGCAAATTCTATTATTTTTTTATCCTTAGAACATTTTGAAAGAACCGGTTCGTATTTATAACACTTATTATCTGTTTTATATATTTTGTTTTGAATATCTTCAATATTTGCCGCGTAAAACACAATACAGTTTTTACCTTTACAAACACTTCTAAATAATGAAGCTAATCCTAAACCCAATATAATAGATAATATATATTTACCTGTTTGTGTATGTACATATTTTTCAAAATTTAGCATTATATAGTATTTATTATTATTTTATTTTTATGTATTGTGTTGTACGTATATTATGTTTGAATAGGTATCTGGTTAATTTGACTTTCATCACTAGGACACGTCACACTGACTTCCTTAAAAGCAAAACAATTTTCGCTTTTATCTCTAAATAATATTTTGTCAACAGTTTCGGGGGTTGGGTAAATGTAAATGGTTTTTAAATCAGGACCAAGAATATAAATAAAAAATAGTCCTATAATCAAGCTAAGTAAAAAAACAGGCACCGATATATATTTTAACATTATATATTATATAATTATTAAAAATCAATATTGGTATGTTCGGTTTCTCTAAGCAAATCAGTATTTAGTTCGATATCATCGGTTACACTTATCGGTGCTTCACTTAAGTCCATCGTGGTTGGTTCTACGACTGATATTGGCTTTATTTTTAAAGTCTTCACGCGATTAACCTTTTCAGGTTTATTTTTCATTGTTTGGGATTTGGGTTTTTTTTCTTTAACCTCTTTTTGTTTAGTTTTTTTTAGTCCAGTTTTATATTTAAAACTAATAATTCCAGGATTTCCGTAGCATCTTTCGAATGTCTCGATTGAATGTGGAAGTTGAAACAACTTATATGTTTTGTCAGATTCATTAAATTCTAAAAAATTGTATTTATATTTAAGATTCATTAAATTATCCAATTTGGGTTTTAGGGTATGTTGATACACT